CAGCGGACTTTGATGAGCAGGTCAAGAAGTTGGCTTCGGGCATGATCTCAACTGCTGCAGATATGAATGCGGCATTCGCCGACGTTCTGGGTCGCCAGATGGGAGTTCTTGGAACAGCAAAAGCAAAGGCTGCGGCTCCTCGCATCATCGATGAATCTGCCCGTGCATTGCGTGAAAAGATCCTGGGTGGAGGAGCCACCAACGAAGACATCTTCGGATTCTTTGAAGAGCAAATGGGTGGTCTCGTAGACCTCTTTGGCGGAGATGAGTTCAAGGCCACTGAAGCATTCATGCGAATGTTTAGAGATGGTGCTGTGTTCTCTCAGGCTGGCGGACAACTTGAAGGACTCGGTGGGTCCTTTATGACTCCAGAAATTCAGCAATTCCTTTCTGGTTTTGGCGCAGATTTTAGCGAAACACTATCAACCGTGCCTCGGGCAATGATTGAGAATGCCCTTACTGCGCGAGGTTTGCAGATTAGTGGTGGAACTGACGCCCTGGGTACCGTCAACGCATATCAAGCATCGCAACTCCGCACACTCGTGGAAAGGGAAGATTTTGCCACTATGTCTACAGATGCTCTGAAGAGGGCATTTGCAGACATCGGCTTCACTGGCGCGAATTTCGAAACTTTAACTACACCGATTGGTCTTGCTGCAGAAAAAATGGAAGATGTTGCTGTGCGGTTTGGTCAAGAAGTTACTAATTTCAAAGTTGCAGTAGACCAAATCAAGGCCGCCCTTGGTACTGGCGGCGACACATCGTCGCCCGTGTACAACAACCTTTCGCAGACGATGGCCAAGCACAATCAGATTAACTCGATGGTCGGCGGCACTAGGACGATCACATCCGGCTATAGAAACTTTGCTCTTGGGTCAATGAACTCCGACCACGTGAATGGTCGAGCGTTGGATCTGGTTGGATCTAACCTTGGTTCATACGCAAACGCAATGAATGCAAGTGGTGGTTTCGCTGAGTTCCATGGATCGGGTCAGGGTCGACATCTACACACGGTTCCTGGGCCGATTGGTGATACGAATGGACCTGCCGGGTCAGGTGGAACTACTAACAACTACACGATCAATGTTGCCGGCGGACCAAACGCTGATGCCCGCGAAGTTGCACAGATTGTGATGAGCGAAATCCAGCGCGTACAGCAGAATCACAAGGAGCGTCGCTAATGCCAGCACCCTCTAATAGACCATGGCCAGTTAGCAAAGATGCCGTCTACGCGACAAACTACTCAGTGTCTCCATCCGGATCAGCATTGCAGGTCAAGTATAAGCAAAGCGAGTATGACCCATCCTGGGGCGCCGTAGAAGGGCAAGCGCCTTCCTATTTCAATAATGCGTGTGCTGTTCATTATCAGAACGCTAATGCAATCGGTCTCGCGAAGATTGATGGTGTCTTTTACAAGGTGAATCTTTACGTCAAGCGTATGTGGGTTCATGACCTCTGGGACACCAATGACAAAGATGAGAAATACAAAGATGTAGTCGTCAAGTACTACTTCTATAAGGCATCAGGTTGGACTCGCTACCCCATTACCTATAGGGCTCAAACATCATCCGAGGTTGCTGCATGGCTAAACAATGCGCGCGCAGCAATCGCTTCTGGGTCTGCTTCAACCGGCGGATTAGTTAACACGGCAACGAACACATCATCCTCGTCTGGGGCTACTGGCAGTACGGCAGCCGGCGCTGCGGCTGTTAGTTCAACCTTCATGCCTGCCCTAACCGCTGACAGGCTAGAAAGTTACTTGGACAGCCTCAAGAAGCAGATGCAGACGGCCAAGGATGCAATCATCAAGGCATTGCCGCCATCGTTCTACAAAACTGGTTCAGCGGATTCGATTGTCGCCCGAATCGACCAACAAGTTAAATCACAACTGAGATCTCGTGGATTTACGGATGCTCAAATCGCGTGGTTTTTGAGCGGAGGACGCATCAACCCAATCACTGGTGGCGTTGTGCCTCCGGCGACGACGCGGCCAACAGGAGGAGGTGGTGGTGGTTCGGGTTCTGTGAAAACGCAAGATCCAACCGTCCCTCCAACGCCAACACCAGTAAAGACAAAGGTCAGAATCAAGGCACCATTTGGCTACATAGAACCACCGAAGGTTCGAACTGGGCGCCCCCACCTCTACCAAACATTTCCTGCCGTGCCCGACTACAAGGGAGTGCTCCCAGATGCTGGTGCCTCTCCCGGTGGAGCACTTACGGAAGTTTTCTATTTCCCATACACGCCCAACAATGTGCAGTATTCAGGGCTCGGCTCGACGTGGACGGAACTGCCGAGAACGGGAGATTTTCCAATTGTTGAGTGGTCGAACTACAACCTTCTGAAGATTTCATTTGAATTCTTGATTGCCGCAGAGCGCACGGAGGCTGGTGGGGCGGTCGTCCCTGATGGAATGTTCATTCACGTAGAGGACCAGATTGAGAAACTGCGCAAAATGGCTCAACGGCCATTCCCTGTCAGCGTCTACGGAATGGACAATTTGCTTCGTGTCGCGATTCGCCGAGCGGCCGACACTGGTCGGCCCCTTGAGTTTGTAATTGCAGATTTGCAGATAAGTGCCATCAGGAGAACAAGTGATTCAACCAACTCTCGCATTGCTGCAGCCTCCGTAAAGTTGAAGCCAGTCGAGTTGGTGAAGGTGGCAAACTTCAAACTGCCAGTGATTGCACCAACCCCAGCGCCGCCGACAAAAAAGAAGACAACACCGCCGGCAGGCACTGTTGTCCCCATCAGCGAAGTAGCCCTCGGTGGCGTTGCTGGATCGAGTAGGCCGATTCCTCGCCCAATACCAACACTTGGTAGGTCCGTTCCATGGTGATGACGCATGCCCGATGATCGTCTAAACATCAGAGATACTCGGCTTCGCTGGAGCGACAATGCTGGGACCCTCGTTAATCTGAATACGTCGATCATGACGATGAATGTGAGTTTCACGTCCGATATGGCGTCACAGATTACGGTCACCGTTCATGACCCAGGATTTGAACTGGCAAGAAACAATTTCTTTGCCATTACAAGGACCGTTCTCTTCAACCCAACAAATAACGTCAATTTTCAGCGTGGCAGTTATCCGCAACTCTCGTCATTTCCCAAGAACCCCAAAAACTCCACGTCATACCCATACGAAATAGCGTCGGCAAGCGTATCTCCCGGCCCTGGCGCTAGCCCTGTATGGACAATCGAATTGCGGCCAAAAGCGGTTCAGCAGATGAAGCGCGACAAAAACCCAAAGTCCTACAAAGGCAAGGGAAGTGCGTTTGCCCTGTCGGTTGCCAATCAATATGGCCTTCTCCCGTTGATGGAAAACACAACGAAGTCAGTAACCATCAATGGGGCATCTGGAGACAGGCGGGCTGATTCTGTTTGGGATGTCTTGAATAGCCTTGCCAGTGAAGCAAAGTTTCGAGTATTCGAGACTGATGGAACTCTTGTCTTTGCGTCGCAAAAGTTCTTACTGGGTTTGTATGGCTCGACGAATGCAACAGTTCCGTGGATCGATCCGCAAACAAACGCACCCGTCATGAAGCCGGCAAATTTCATCCCACTAAAGTGGCCTCGCGACCCGAATGAAATCCTTCAGCCAGTTGCTCCACCGTCAGTGAGAATTTCCGACAATGACCCACTTGATGCTCAGGGAAGCGTTCAACTGGATCGTGCTGGGGCGGAAGGACTTCGCCCTGGAATGACAATTCGTCTCCAGGGAATTCCCATGTTCGATAATCTTTACCTTATTGACTCCGTTGATTACGATTTCCTTGGAAATGGCCCAGTTGGTATTTCCTTCCGGACGCCGGAAAGGGAAGACAAGTACATCAAGGATTATGAAATTGGCCGCGTCTATCCGGTCAATTACACCGAATGGGGAGAAGGTTGATGGCTGGCTCAGAATTTACGTCAAAATTCTCTGGGGCTAGCGCCGGCACTGACCCCAATGCGATATACCAGGCCACTGTCATCAAGTACAACGATGGCACTGGAGAATTGTTTGTCAAGGTTCCTTACTTGGGAAACAAGATGAGGATCACCAGTATTGTTGGGGTTCAGCCAAGTTCTGCTTCGCTGAAACCTGGAGACAGAGTGCTTGTTGGGTTTCTCGACGGCCACATGACAAACCCGGTCGCTATTGCCTATAGGCCTACAGCGAGCAATATTGAGACGTTTTACGATCTCCAAGGTACAGATGATGTGGTCCTGTCTGCTGACATGATTGGACCAACCATTCGATTCTTCCAAAGTGGTGCGGGAAATGTCAGAACTATGACATTTCCCACGAATTGGGCAACATTCATTAGCCCTGGAACGACTCTTAAGGTTATCTGCGTGCCGGACCCGGAGGTTGGTTTTAATGACAACGCATGGGTGACAATCGATTTTTCTACGAATGCTGCGTCCGTTCTACGCTGGGACGGGTTCAGTGAGGCGGGATCTTTGGACCTCATTGCGTACAGGACTTTTACGGCCGTCTATCATGGAGATAACGTATGGGTGGCAACTACCGTCCAGCCCTACCTGGTATAGAATTATTGGGTTAGGAGGCGAGATGGACACCTTCTCTTTTCCCATAGTGTTTGACAACACTGGGCTCAAAAAGTTGACAGAAAACTCGAATGAGTACTACCGGCATCTCCTCAGCATGGCCGTTCGTACGGAGCCAAATGTTATGCCAATTACGCCAGACTTTGGGCTATTTGACCCCACTTTTAGAACAATCGATCCATCGGCGTTCATTCAACAGGCAGCGCGTTTCGTCCCAGAGGTCGTCGTTCAAGACGTAGATATTGACGTTGACGATGAGAGCGCCGTAAATGTTACGTTTACGTTCAGCGAGAGGTAAGACATGGCTGCGGATTTCAGTAATTATGTAGATTTAACGATCTACGACGCCACAGCAACCGACATCTATTTGGGGTCGATCGAACTCGCACGTCTCACGCTTCCTGAGTTTGCTCTTCGCACTGGAACTGTCGAAGATGCAATTTTTCAGGCAATGTCCTACGTCCAGATGCTGAGCGTTGCAGCAATTAACCGCATCCCTAATCGAATTATGGAGGGGGTGCTCAAACTTGCGGGCCTCGAACGTGATTCTGGTGCTCGGGCCATTATTACGGTGGATGTTTCACTTAGTTCAGTCACTAGCGCAACCATTCCAGCCGGAACCGCCTTCACTTATGAGGTTGCATACGGCGAGTCGAGCACGATTGAGTACACCTTCCTAGCGAGCGAAGATGTAACAATTCTTGAAACAGATTTTGATGCCGGCGAAGGGGAGACCCTGCCTCACAAGGCAATTACACTTACTTCACAAATGATTGGTGAACACATCCTCCCATTTGTTGGCCAGGAATTGACAATTCAGGACATTTTCCCCGATGTGCTAAACGCGACCTTCACGAGTTCCGTCCAAAATGGACGAAATCCAGAAGATGATTCTGCATTTCTTGACAGATGTCTTTCCACCATGCAGTCGTTTGCAAACGCAAACGTCACGGCACAGCAACTCAAGACATACATTCTTACGACCTCGGAAATTGTTTCACGATGCAAGGTTTACGACCTGACATCGCCGCTAAATGTCGACCTATATCCGACTCCGGGAAATGCAGCAAATGGAAACGTAACAGTATTTACATATGGTTCCAACAGAATGCTCACAGCCCTCGAACGCTCCGCCATATCTGCCGACGTTTCTTCACGTGCAATCGCCGGCCTTCAGATCAACGTGGTCGACATGAATCTCTGTAATGAGTTCGTAGTCGGCATTAATGCTGTTGTTATTCCGGAGTACGACTTGGACGAAGTCGAGCAAGCCATCAGAAACGTGGTTTTTGAATTCCTATCTCCACTCGGGTTTACCAGTTCGGCTGAGGGTCTATCTTCCAGTGAAGTTTCTCGACTTGTCCTCGATGTTCCTGGCGTCGCGTATGTAACAAGCATTACATTCACCGAGACCGGGTCTGGTGAGCAGTTCCCCTCTCTCACTGAAGTATCGTTCCTTCCCTTCTCCAAGAAGGGTTCGCTGCCATCACTTTCGTCTGGCTCCCTTGTAATCGAGTTGACATCAGCAACGTCTATTCAGTCGGCAAGTATTGAGTCGCTATGACACACATGAATTTCATAGAGGGCAATGACGGGCTCTCAATTTATGGAACGGATGGTCGGCGAGTATCGGTTGATGGGTATTCAAACTCGTGGTCAGTGATCGGTGGCACCAAGGGTTTTACAGATGCCGTTGTTCTAGACATTTTTCATAATTCTATGGTCATTGCACCATCTTCAACCGAGGCCGTGCAGTTGTCGCTGCTTCATATCCCCGTAGAGGCCCACTCTTCCGACTTTGATGTTTCCATCATTAGTCATGCGCAAATCAAGGTAGATGCTCTCGCACAAGTAACTGGCCAATTGACGGAATTTGGGCAGCCAGTCCCAGAGGGTAAATATCCAAAAACAGTCACAGTTTCAAGGGACACTTGGTCGACGGTAAGGACAAACGCTGTCGACTTTGGCGCCATGACTGAATACGACATGAGTTTTAGTATCACCTACACGATTACGGGTCATGAAGGAAAACTTATTTACGTGACGCTTCCAGCACTTCACGATCGAAACAGTTTTCTCTCCAATCCAATGGTTCTTTCGGCGAAGTACTACCTGCCGGATTTTCTATGGGACATTGATATCGCTCAGGATGAACCCCAGGCGCCTCTATTCAAGTTGATCGATGTACTCTCTCACGATGCCGGCGGAGTAATGACGGCGTATTCACAACTTTTTGAATATGACCGTTCGGAGGTTGGGCCAGAGTACAACTTCGATGATTCGGATTTCAAGAGTGGATTGACAGACGCTCAAACTCATTACCCAGAGTTCAGAAAGTGGCTTTCACAGTTCACTGGTGGAAATCTTGTTTACAACTTCGTCTCCACCACTCCAATGCATATCTATCTAGCAGTAAACCAAGCCACAAATGCTGTGGTCTACTGCTCAGAGATTTCAATGTTCTGTTTGCCGGCGGCTGGGACGACTGACACCGTTACAGACATCGACTGGCTTTCTAATTATCCCGCAGGTCGAGAGATGCTTGATTATGTCTCGGCTGGAGTCGCCGATGGGTCGATATCTATTTACATGGTTGATTACGAAGGCCGCCATGGGCTTCGTTTTCATGATGAAAACCTCGGATTCACACTTACTGACGATCTTCCCGACCTTCTTGCACGCAAAAGCGAAGGCGTAATCGTAAGGTGGCGGAGATTTGGCGAGCCTTGGAACTATGTTCATCTTGGCCATAACGCAGCAGCAAGTTGGGCAGGGTACGACTTGTTTGGCGGTGCTGAAGACCTTACCTTTGGCTGCACCGGCATATGGACGTTTTCTGATGAAATCCTAGACTTTCATCAAGACAGATGGGACGAGATTTACTCGACAACGTCAATGTTTTCTGGAATTGAAAACGTCGAATTCGATATCGGATGGTTTGATTTTTCCTATTCAGCAGGCCCCCTTCTGTGCTATCAGGTAAGAGGTTCAACATTCACCGGATTGGCTAGTCACGTATCCGCTAATTTCAGCATTGGAGACGGAGTCGCCGCTTATGATGCAGGTGCATCTGAGTATGTCAAAGTCATCTCTGATCCAAACTTGGACCCGATAGTAAATGAAACGTATGGTTTGGTTGCTATCCCATTTAGGACTGTCTTCCCGGAGCCCACTACGTTTTTCAGTGACTCTTTGGATGATGCTGTAATAGCAATCAGGGATAGCCTTCCGTCACGATTTTTTACAAACGATGACGATGTTGATCAATTCCAGCGATGGCAGATTGCAAATGGCTACTATGGCTTCAAGGCTGGAACCACTGAAGCCATTATCGAGAGCGCGCGATTGGTCCTGTCTGGCGACGACCGGGTTGCCGTTCTCCCCGGATACGGCGATGATCCATTTGCAATCGAGGTCAGGACGATTACTTCTGCAACGCCGGCCATTGACTGGGCGACAACTTCATCAAAGGCCGTCTTGGCGGCAGTAGAGCCAGCCAGGCCAATGGGTTACTCGATCATTCATACGACAGCAGATGAGTTCTACATGACCCTTGGCAGCCCTGGCCTTGGCCTGCTGGACTACGCCGTATTGGGCTAAACTTGCTACGGACAAGGAGGGCGAATGCCTAATCGTGGAATCAAAAACTGGGTCACCGGAGACGTCCTCTACGCAGCCGACCTAAATGAATACGTCATGCAGCAGGCTGTCATGGTTTTTGACAGTGTTTCTGACCGCAACACATCGCTTGCTTCGTCCCTGAGCGAGGGCATGGCCGCATACTGCAAGGACGTACAAAAGTTGTTCGTCTACAACGGCACCGCCTGGGACGAGTATGGAACGAAGGCAGAAATCCTCGCCCAGGAGAACCGGACGGGCCAAGTTCTGCTCTACATGGAAGTCCTCTAAGGCCTATAAGTGGTAAACTTGGGAAACCCCCAACAACGGAGGACATCATGCCCAAGTTTTGGAAAGAAGCAGCAGAGCGCGCAGTTCGAACCTTTGTTCAGGCGTACCTCTCGATTTGGCTCGTGACTGGCGCAGACTTCGACGCCCTCGCCAATGCCGACAACTGGAAGGCCGGCGTTGTTGCCGTCGTCATGTCTGTTGCGATGAGCCTCGGCCTGAAGAAGGCAGGACCGGATAAGGAATCTGCCTCCGCAGTCTGAAATCCCTGCTTCTAGGGCTATTCATTGTCAACTACAATGGGATCAAGCCTGAGGAGAATTGCACATGCTGGCAGGGATTTACAACATCACTTGTGAACAGGGTGCGACCTTTGTTAGGTCGATTGTTCTCAAGTACCCAGACCCTGCAGACCCGACGCATTCCACGTATCTCCCTTGGGATTTGAGTGGATATACGGCCCGTATGCAGGCACGACGTACCGTTTCATCTACGTCCACACTGTTTGAAGTAACGACAGAAAACGGCGGAATAGAACTTGAAACGAACGAGCAAGGCGAGGTTCTTCTGCGCCTAAACCCAGAGCAGACTGCCGCTCTTGGTTCAGATGGCGTCTACGACCTGGAAATCATCGACTCCAACGGTGACGTCTATCGAGTTCTTCAAGGAGATTTCTTCCTATCCCTTGAGGTGACTAGATGAGCAGCGCCGTCCCTAATCAGGTGCTCGTCTATCAAGATACGCCAAATCGCGTCATCATTGAAGAGCAGGCGCCGACAAGAATTGTCGTAAATACTGGCGTAACCGGCGGCAATACGCGACGCCACACCCATACTCAGTCGCTCCCGTCCAGTGAGTGGATCATTGATCACACGCTAGGAGGGAAGCCCCAGGTATCTGTTGTGGACACTTCTGATACTTGCGTAGTAGGTGAGGTATCATATGAGGGCACTAGCCGTGTCGTTATTAACTTCACGGCTGCCTTCGCCGGGTTTGCTTATTTGACGTAACAGGGGCTGCGCATGGCAACAAAGTTTGTTACAAATCTAGATCTCAATCAGAATCAACTTCTGAATGGTCGTTTCGAAAGCCTCGCTTCTGACCCCAGCAGCAACAACTTCGAAGGCCGGCTGATCTACAACAGCACCGAAAAGGTGCTCAAGGTGTACGACGGGTCTGGGTGGCGCAAGGCCATTCATGCCCTTTCGTCCAGCACCACCGCACTTGTTGTCAATGAGTCAAACGGAAGTGTCTCCTTCTCGATTGCCAACGCCGTAGCATCTGGCGCATCCGGCCTTCTGACTGGCTCTGACAAGCAGAAACTTGACGATGCAGCGTACGCCAACACTGGTTCAACGCTCGCATTGCGCGACTCCAACGGTCGCCTGCAGGTGTCTGCCCCCGTAAACGATCTTGATGCCGCAAACAAGTCGTACGTCGATGCCGCACGAACCGGCCTTGATGTCAAGGCGTCCGTAAGGGCTGCGACTACCGAAAACCTCAGCGTCACGACAGATCTCGAAGATGGGGACATCGTTGACGGCGTCACCCTCGCAACGGGCGACCGCGTCCTCGTCAAGGATCAGACAAGCGCGTCCGAAAACGGCATCTACATCGTTCAGGCCTCCGGCGCTGCGATCCGCGCCACTGACGCTGATAGTGCCAGCGAAGTAACTCCTGGAATGTTTACCTTCGTTGAAGAGGGTGACCAGAACGCAGATTCGGGCTGGGTTTGCATTACCGATGGCACAATCACCATTGGCTCAACGGCTATCGAGTTTGCTCTTTTCAGCGTTGCCGGAACTATCCTCGCTGGTGACGCCCTCAGCAAGACTGGCGACACCCTCAATGTCAATGTCGATGGAACAAGCATTGAGGTTTCTGCCGATGCCCTGCGTGTTGCAAGTGGC